ACGACATGCGCTATACGGCGTGTCAGCAGAAGGTGCGGAAGCCGGGGTATTGGGTACTGACTCGGGAGTACATCTACACGGGAATTTATGCGCTACGCCCGGAGTGGATCGAAGACACCAGCAGCACCGGATGTCGGAATGCCAGCTTTGAAACTGACCCGGCGTGTCATGGGTGCGAGTTTCAGAAGGATGTTTCGTATATTGAGAAGATGAGGAATCTATGAACAGAAAAGAAGTTCTTGAGGCAGCGATTGAATGCGTAACCAAGACCCGCCAGGATCAACATGGCAATCCTGAGAACACGTTCGCGATGATTGCAGACCTGTGGGAAATGTATCTAGCCCACAAGTACAACATGGATTTCAGTCTTGAACCTTACGATGTCTGCGTACTGATGACGCTGTTCAAGGTAGCGAGATTCGGTATCGGACAACACTCTGATGACAACGCGATAGATGGAGCAGGATATTTCGCTTTGGCTAATGAACTGAGGTCGGAGAAGGAAAATCGACCTTCACAATCGCTCTGTAACGAACGAACGGAAGGTCGGGAATATCAATGGTCGGAATCGACAGAGAATGCGATTAGAGCGTTCAGCAGATAGCTCTATGGGCGTTTGTACTTCTTATCCCGTTCCACGAGTGCTTTGTTAAGCTTTTCGTATTCTTCTGGAGTGATTTTTACTCCTTCTTGTCTCGGATGAGGGATTGTGGCTCTCGGATTAACTTCCGCCATCTGATCTTTGATTGGAGGAGGTGGAGGTGGTGGTGGTGGTGGTGTCTCACCATATCCACCATTGGCATCTAGCCCTGATCTTTTGAATCCGGCTTTCGTTGTGCTTGAAACGTCATTCTTCCCGAAGATATCAGTTAAGTTTCCCATCACTTGCCTTTCCAAAAATGTCTGCGCCAGCTTGGCGACGTTGCAATCATTTTCCTACTCCTTCAATCCAGCGTTGCAATGTGTTTATTTGGAGGGTTGTGTAGGCGCACTCTTCTGCAACTCTTTCGGGAGCAGGTACTGTGTTGGTGCCGGCTGCATCAGGTTTGCCGGTGGGCGCGGATATTCCACCGGAGGGCATACCACCTGGGCTGGGGCGCACCCCGCAACGGCCAGACTTGTAACACTGATGCAGAGCATCGAGATTCTTGATCCAGTCATTGCTTATCTCCTCGTTGAGCTTGTCCGTGCGGTCTTTCTCCGCTTGCTTCTGAGCCGTCGCTGCCTGTTTGTACGCAACAAGCTCCTGCTTGGCAGCCGTCAGCCTTACGCCTTGGATGTACCAAGCCAGCATGAAGCCGACAGACGCCACAGCTACAGCCATTCCTAGCCTTGCCCAGAGTAGCGGGTTCATACTTTATCCCCATCAACGTAAGCTCGGAAAACAACCGCAGTCATGGCCATAACGGGCGAGGTGACCGCAGCAACAATCGCGGCTATCTCCATGCCGTTCCGGCTGTTCCCCGTACAAAACCACATCGCCCATTCGCTCACCAGCCACGTCATCCACATGGACAGAGCAACCATCAGACGGCGGGTTATCTTGTATTTGTCTGTCCAGTTCATCGCCACGTCTCATACCAACACCAAGCCAGTGTGCTTATCAGTGCAACGTAGGACACAACGGCACAACCAAACAATATGTCCACCGGGCGATCATCGCGGCACCCGCGCCCAAACCAACAAGCAAAAGTCCGATCAGGGCAGTCTGCGCTAGGGCAAGAAGAATCTCCTTGTCGATGAAGCTGAATTGGCTTTTCATCGGACTTCAATGGTGATCTCCTCACCAAGTGCTTCCGCTGCTTCCAGTTTGTTGAACAGCCGCTCGTAAGCCTGCCGCGAGTTGTAGAGCTTGTCCTGCCCGATGCCGATGCCAACGAGGATGCAGCCGTGCGTGTCTTCTGCCGTGTTGCCAGGATGGATACGGATACCCTCGAAGCCGGGAACGTTCAACACCTGCGGCATCGGTTGCTTGAACCGCTGGCTGAAGTTGATAACGACGCCGTAAATACCGCGAGGTATAGCGGTTTCTCCATATACTTTTTCGCCGCCTTCTTCGAGATGACGATCCTTGTCTTCGAGTGTGTGACACTCCCTGATACCATCAACGTAGAGCGTGCCAATGGTGGATTTATCGGTCAGCAGTTCGCGTTGGACTAGGAGTTTCATTTCTGCACCTTCTCCACGAACAGCACACGGCTTTCCAACTGCATCAGTTGAATCTGGCTCTTGCTGACCGCCTGATGAATGTCCTTCAGTTCTTCGCGCGCTTGCGTCCAGATGCCAAGGCCGATAACTTGCGCGATGCCGATAACCCACGTTGCCACATGCCAGGCGCCACGGCCCTTGTTCATCAGCGCTTCTTCCTCGCGAGTGTGCTTCTCGAAGTGCTCAAGGTGCGTTTCCAGCTTCTCGCTAACCTCACGAATGGTGTCGGTGTTTGCCACCAGCGACTTGTTGATGTTGTTCAGGACGATCAGGAAAGCCCGTTGCTTCGGGTCATCTTCCAGGAGGATCATCTGTTCGATGTCAGTAGCAGGGCATTTATCTGATGCGCGTCTGTTGTGTTCAGTCATTGTTTTGCCTATATGATTTCGGTAATTGTGAGCGCAACATCTCGCTGTTGTAACTGTCTCGGCAATGGCTCTCATCACGGAATAGCCAGTTGATGAAAGATTCCAGTCGCTTCCATCCTTTTCTGTACGCTCTCGCGCTGATAGTCTCGTCAGCCATCCCGCCAATAATGGCGTTGGCTAATTGGTCGAGAGCTATCAGCACCTGTTTCACACAGGCCATTCCATCGCCGGCAGCAGAGCAAGCAATTCATCAGTCGCAGGCATGGTGCGCGTACCAGCCTGAACCTCGCCCATGATCTGATAGCAGGCCGCCCACGTCGAAGAACGAAGATCAACGCCGCACTGGCCTTCTGCTGCAAAGCGTGGATTCGGATCGGTTGCGTAGGTGCAGAGGCTCATGATGCCATCGTAGTTACGCTCATGGGCAAAGGTATCAAGGCGAGACTGAACCGCAGCAGCGAAGCCAGCAATGATCTGCTCGGTGGTCTGAGGATCAACTGGCTCTAGGGTATTACCCTCTGCGAGCCATGCAACATAAACAGAATCATCTATTGGAATAAGAGTATCGACATTGTTCTTATCAACAACATGATTCGAGTCGTGGTATTTATACTGTGTCATTCTTATATTCCTTAGAACGGGTCTTGCGTACCTGAGACATTGCTGTAACAAAGAATGCTGTAGTTGATCGTGCCCGCAGTGTTGTTCTTGATGTAAATGGTGTGGTTGGATGTGCCGGTTTTGTAAATGCCTGTTTTACCTGCCGCCGGCGTACTGCTGGCCTCAAACTCACCGGATGGGTTAGCCAGGAGAGTTACCGTCGCGCTCTTGTAATCGGCGTACATTAGAACCGCAGCGCCGCCTCCTGTATTGATAGCTATCAACTTTGATGACGGCAGGGTGATTGAAATAGTCTGACCAACAAGCACGCCCGGTGTTTGGTAAGGGAATCCGATTGTCCCGACCTTTGTGACGGATTCCTGTTGGAACGACGCAGTGACAACTCCCTGCTCGACAAGGAATTGACCTTTTCTGTTTCCGTAGTGATCCTGATATGAGCTATTGACCCAAAATGTCTGAACCGTTCCAGAACACAAACCAATTACAGAGCAGTGGTTTGCCGTATTGGCGTTAGATACATCACCGGAAATAACAGAATAGTTAGCAGTTAAATAGGTAACACGATCAAGTCCCAGTCCGTTGCAAGTGCTTCCAGTTAATGAAACATAGTTGCTTGGAACGGTAGCGTCGCCTGTGATAATTATTTTCCCGGTTGTCCCGCCTGCTTGAAATGTGTCTGAGTTTTCGATATGGAAGGCTTGAACCCCTTGGGCATACACCGCTCCGCTCACACCACCAAATATTGAGCAGCCATCAAAGAAAGTGTCACGGATACCGATTGCTCCGCTGGTTCGCAAAGAACCATCGAACCACACAGCATAGTTGTGTGTATCCGTCCCGGTTGTGGAAAGGTACAGGTTGCTGAAGCGGCAGAAGTCAGCTGCGCTAGAAGCGTCGGATACGTTTGAAATCAGGCTTCCGCCCGTCGTTCCAGACAACGATAGGATTCCCAAGTCTGCTATGACGGATCCGTTTGATCCGGGGCGAAGGTTGAATAGACCGTCGCTGGACGTAGCCCCGTTATAGTTTCGGTACAGAATTGTTGCGCTCTTGCCGTCGCCGTGGATAAATACCTTCTTCGTAATATTGTCAGGTTTTGAGTTGAACTTGTATGTTCCTGCCGGGAAATAGATGCGCGTTGTCTTGTTAGAAGCAATAGATGCAATGGCGGCGTTCAGCGCAGTGGTGTTGTCGGTTGAATTGTCCCCTGCACCACCAAAGTCTAGGATGCTGACAAACTCTCGCAGTTTGGTTTCGACGGTTCTTGCCGTAGTTCCGGTTCCTGATGGAGTGTATATTACGGAATCAGCATTGGTCGTTGTGAGGCTAGTATAATTTTCAAAACCGTCACCAGTTGGATTCCAACCAATCAACTTTCCTGCTTCTGGGGCCGGTAGATTTGCATCAACACCTTCAACGAAATCTGGAATTGTTACTGATCTATCAATCCGGTCGCCTAGTCGTTGGCAAATGATTGTCAGTTTGTCCAAAGATTCTTCAATAGATTCTGCGGGGAGAGGATCGTTTTCTACAAGATCAAGCCCTTGGGTAATGGCTGGGTCGCGAACAATAACAACAGAGTCGCTGTTCGGAGGTGCGGTCAGGAAACTTACAGTTCCTCCTGAGTCATCGCCTGCGCCTGTCACTGTGTAGTGAGTGGTAATAGTCTGGAGTACATCTTCCAGATATACATTCAGGTCGGCATTGGCGAGAAACTTATAGGGGAAAGAAAAGTCGGTAGTAACGGCATTGCCCGTATAGCTAACCCGATTGGTTGTACTGGATATGGTCATTGCGTTGCTCCGTTAGTGAGTGCTCACTGTTCCTGTATATTAACAAATTAGTCCATACCAAGCCAATACTCTTGGCCTTGTTTGGCTGCTCGTTCTTTTGTCCGTTGCTTGTATCCTGGGTTTGCCATTTCCTGAAAGTCGTCCAGCATCACGTTATGGAGAAACCCTTTCAGGAACCAAAGGTTCTGCCCTGGCGCTGCGCCAATGGTTGATTTGTACAGGTTCTTGGTGAAGTTCTTTTGAGCCTTCTCGTCCTCAAGACCTGATGCAGCATACTGAACACCGTAACCAATGGTAGGAGCCACGTTCCCAACTAGGTATCCAATGCCGGGGCCAAGTATCTTGGTGCCAGAACTCCAAGGGTTTTCCACTGCTCCGGTCATAGCCTCAATAACCTCGTTACCGAAGCCCAATCCACCGCCCTTAAGGAACCCCTCTCTAGCCAGCTTGGTCAGAGCGCCATCTTTCTCAAAGTCTCTCAAGTCTTTACCTGAAGCGAGTTCATTGAGAAGAACAGCCATGGCCCCTAGTATCGTGGTTGATGCCATCATCTTTGCCCGGAATACCCAAGGGTTATATCCTGCGGCTTGGAAGTTGGCTCGTTCCATTAGTGTCTGACGGAAGAACGCCATGGGGAATGACTTGAACTGAGTCATCAGAGAAGTCAATTCCCCTGCCACTGAACCTCTGGAGGCACTGCCCATGAGTGTTGATTGGCTCAATGCACCGGGTTGTAGAACCGCTTGTTCGGATTGCTCTGCAACTAGAGAGAGGAACTTGATAGCGGCATCTTGACGAACTATCTCTGCTTCACGCTCAATGCGTGATCCGATCTTCGACTGTAGTTCAGCAACTATTGACTCTCGCTTTGCCATCCGTTCATTGGCTGATTTCTCATACTCATCGAACTCTTTCATGCGCTTGTCTATGCGCTTCTCTAGCTCAGTTGCCTTGGCAAATACTTCTTTGTTTGCGGTCTTTGCATAGGCTTCTTCACGCTTGACCATTGCCTTGACTCTGGCTTCGGCCATTGCCTTCTTATAGCCAAGACGTTCGCCTTCAGACATCAGGCGATCCGCTGTCTGATTGAATCTGAACTCCAGCGTATCAATCATTGACTGCACTTTTGCCTCGCTCTTTTCAGTAGCGATGTATGCGGCAATGTCAGCTTCTGCTTCTGCTCTGGCTTTCTTCGATTGAATCGCGTCAAACATGGCGCGAATTTCCATCTGCGAACCCTGAACTTTTCCTTTCAGGTCGGCCATCTGCTTATCAACCATCTGGCTGATTGCTTCAAACTCAATCTTTGCGTCCTCAGTCAAACGCTCTGCACGTTCGATTGTTCCTTCCTTGCCTTTCTTTACAGTGCCGTCCTTCTTGGTAGCGTTGGCAATTCGCTTTTCCATCTTGGCTGTGTAGTCATCAAGTTCTTTGACTGCTTTGGTCAGCTTGCCGATGACTACAAACCCATCCTCTACACGCTCAGGCCCGAATAGTTCGTTCTTTTTTGCAATCAGTTGCTCAGACAGTTTCTCATAGGCACGATCAGCCCCCGCTGCCTGTAACTTAGCGGAATGCCGTTTAGCGCCAAGAGTCTCGCCAATCTCTGAACGACGACGGCCATAGTTCTCCATGCCGCGCTTTACTTCATCAGCGAACTTGTCAGCACGGCGCTCATTAACTGCTTCAACAGACTTCTGAGCAATCTCAAGATCGACTTCTGCCTGATCGACTCGTGCCATCATCTCACCACCGCGCTTCAGGTTTGTCTCTGAGTAGTCCTGAACACGCTTCTCTCGCGTAGAGATGTAGTCGCTAATGATCTTCGATACTTTGTCCTTGTACTCTGCGAACTTTGTTTGTCTTGCCTCAAGACGAGATGCGTCGATAGCATTCTGCTCGTCCATACGTTGAATCACATCGGCAGCATCTTGCCTGATCTGAGCAACCTTCTCAGGGATTGCCTTCGCAATCTCACTGGTCGGAATGTTCTCAATCGCCTCCGCATTCATCAGCTTGTTGCCTTTGTACTCAAAAGGCTTGGCGGCTCTGTAGATTGCCCAGTCAGTATCATTGATGCCAATGGCTTCAAATATCTGTCGGTCAGTCTCTGGAAGCTTCGCCATTGAATCGTATTTGTAGGCCATGTCTCCTATCTTTGCTTCCATCATTGCGCCGAATGCTTGGCGCAGTGATTTCGTCCAAAGGTGTGCGCCTTGAATCGTTGGGATAGCGGTAGCCAGCTTCCCGAACATTCCGGTATTAGTAGCACCTTCAGCAAACCTGACGATGGTATTCAAAGCACTCTCAACACCAAGGCCGTGAATCCTCAAAGTAGAGCGCAAGTCACCATCAGCGGCTACGTTCGCAATCCACGATGCCATCTCGGTAGCGGGGATGTTCATTGCCCTGGCAGCAGCCTGAAACGTGGAGAGGTCTGAAATCTGAGAGAACAGCATTGAGCCAAGACGAGCAGCTACCATTGCAGACTTCAGTTCGCCAACGTAGTGAGCAACAATCGGGCTTTCGGTAGATATCTGACCGCTCATCCGCTTAAAGGCAGACCTCATCAGGTTGTCAGTTCTTCCACCACTGTTCCTAGCGGCATCGCTATACGCAGCGTTGAACTCATGTACAGCGTTAGGGCCGAACTTCTCCATGAGGGCGATGTCATTTGCCATAGCCTCAATAGAGTTAATCGCTTGGTCGAACGAGTTGCCAGCGCCGTACTTCTCCATCGCAGCACGGTAAGCTTCTGGAGATTTGTAATGTATCTGACGATGAGCCTTGCCACGGTTGGCGATTGAACCACCGAAGCCAGCAGGCTTATTGGCTCCATCAGTTGCCTGAGTGATGAACGCTTCATGCAGGAACTTACGCAGAGCATCGTCATTCATCATTGTGCCGTCTGCATTCACATACTCACTGCGATCAACCCATTGCAAATGATCTTCAACGTATGCCTTGCCATCCTTTCCGCCTCTTCGGAGAACAAGGAACTGCGATGCAGACTGAGGGTTTCGGTAGTTCGCGAGAGGAACAACATCTCCACCAAGCCTGTTGTTGTGTTCAATCATTTCCTGACGAACGGAATTCAGGTTATCCCATGCCTTCTTCGCTTTCGGATTCCCACTACTGATGCCGAATGATTCCATCTCGAAATCATCACGCATCTTCTTGTCGGTCATCACGCCAAGGAAAGACGACTCCTTAACGTACTCGTTGAAGTCCGTAAGCTTGCTCAAGTAGTAGCGAGACAGGCCATTTGAATATGCCTCGAAAGGAACGACTTTTCCCTTACCGTCAGCAACGGAGAAAGTGAATCTGCGAAGGGCTTCAAGATGGTCAATTCCATCAGCGATCATGCGCCCCATCACGGCTTCACGTTCTGCTTTCTTGATAACCGTCAGGTCGGCACGTTGGCGTTTCTTGATAGCATCGTGAAGGGCTTGCTTGGCTACCAGTTCGCCAGCCTTTTCAATCTGCTGCTCGTTGGTCATGGCACGATAGGCGTCAATGTCCTGCTTCGCTATCTGCTTACGCGCCTGATAAATCTTCCCTTCAATGTCCTTAACATCGGCAACAGTCAGCTTTTTGCCAATGGCTTGCGCAGCCTTATTTACTGCATCAATACATTCGGCTCTCATGTTCCAACCCTCACGGCGCATTCAACGGCAACTTTGTACAAGTCGATTTCCTTCTGCTCTTGTTTGAATTGTTCTTCAGATTTCGCTACCAGATCAGATGCTTTTACCACTTGGCCGTTGTCATCCACAACCGTCATACCATCTATCTGAGCGATGATATTGCTGGCTCTGTCACTGGTGTATGTATCTACCTTCTCGCCTTCTGCTTTTACTTCAACAGGCTTCTCAGGCAATACCTGAACAGTGTCTTTCTCTGCCTGAACCTCTGCATAAGCACGACCCATGGAATCAACATCAGATTCCATCTTATTCAGAGGAACATAGCCTTCTTTGGCGGCAAGGTCATCGAATGAAGAAACTGTCTCAGCAGTTGCTTTGGCGACAGCAGGGTTCTCTACTGCGTTCTCATACAGGTTTCGAGGAATATCAATTTCCTCTAAAGACTTCCCATCTTCCAGCAGTTGCTTGGCGAAAGAGTCCTCAGCGGCTTTGACGGCAGCAGCATCTTCAAGTGTTCCCGGAAGAGCAGGATGTACATTGTCGTTGGCGATAGTCCTGTTGGCGTCCATCGATGAATCCATCTCGGCCAATGGAACATTGCGTCTTAATGCCCTGGCTCCAATCGGGAATGCTGCGCCGAGCACCATATCAACCGCGATAGCTGCACCATCCAATGCCTTGTAGTGCTGCGCCATCTCGGAATAGCCAGCGTTCTCCAATAGCTCAGAAGAACCGCCTCGCTCAACCATGCCGAGAGGAACGTTCATTCCAATGCCGGACAGGATTTGAGTGGTTAGCGTCTTTCCCATAAAGGCAGGTAGTGCAGAACCTACCGCCATTACAGCGCCAGTAACTCCAGCCACATCAAGAGCGGTTTCCCTATCAACATTCTGGTCGCGGAGTTCGTTGTACTTGTCGAACATGCTTCCACCACCGATAGCGGCAGCAGCACCAGCGGGGCCAGCAATCAAGCCTCCTGCCAAGCCCATCGTGAGTACAGAACCCAGTGCATGTCCAACTTGAGCAACAGCCCCCATGTTCATTGGGTCTGCTCTGGTCTCCTTCATGGAGTTGTACGCTACGGCACGTTGTTCCTTGAACCAATCAGATGCTGCTTCTGGAGTATATTTCTCCAGAGTGGGCATAACTGCATCGGCTAGTCCAACAGCGCCAACATCCCATGCGTGTTTTACGCCAACGAACGGAGATGTAATCGCACCCTCAAATACACCCGCTTCTTGAGGATTCATCGGTGTGATGTTGGCAACAGAAAGGTTATCTCTCCCTTCCTGTGCTGTCATAAGCTCTATCATTGTTCCCACCAGCCGAGTTCGTCAGCACGGCCCTTAGGTAGCTTGAAGCCAGAGATGCCGAGTGCTTCTTTCACTGAGGCTGGATTGAAGGCGTCAGCATATACGCCTGTTTTCTTTTCCTCTGGTGCATAGGCTGCATTCGGCAAACCTCTCAAACTGTATTGATTAAAATCAATCGTTTCTTTTGCAACGCCGTTGATGGTCAGCGCGTACTTCTTTCCTTCCAGCGCAATCAAGCCATAGTTACGCCCCAAGTATCCCATGTCAGCAGCCTGATTCTTTACCTCTTCTTGGAACTGTGCATCACTCATTCCCCAAGGGCGAGTAACTTTTGTCGGGCCAACAGTTGAAGGTTCTCCAATCACTGTCTTGATGGAGTCTTTCAGGTAGGTCTTGTTATCAGACTCATCCAGTTCATAGGTTTTCTGAACGCCCTTCGTCTGAAGATGCCCGATGTAGTGAGCCTTTACATTCTGAACCAGTGCATTGATTGTTGTCTCAGGAAGGTATTGACCAGCCAAGTGAGCGCCGACATATTCACGGACACTTTCATCGCTAGGAAGAACGCCCTTGAATCCGGGCATCTTCTCGCCACCTTCCTTGATTACATTGGAGTCAAGCACCTTTCTTCCGAGAAGGATGAGTTCAGACGTTCTTTGTGCGCTGCTTCCATTCTGAGACTTGCTCGTTCCAAGATTGGAAAGTATTGCTGCGCCACGAATCTCGTGATCGTTCTTCCACACCTGTTGCGTCAGTGCGTCAAAGTGTTCCTTGGTGATGTTCTTTGCAAGACCAGCAAGGTACGCCGGCTGTTCTTCAACCTTCAGGTCGCGGAATTTGTTTCGCACGTTCTGTGCTTCATTCTCCATGAGGATTTTGTTGTCCTTCATTCCCCATGTTTTCTGAATGGCGTCAGTATGTGCAACACGAGTGCTCAGTTCCAGTCCGAGTTTGTCGCCATCTGCGTAGTCAGTAATCGGCTTTATCTCTGCCTGCTTTCCACCAAAGCCCATTCGATAGGCGGCAGTTACCTGATCTTCTTGTCGAAGTTTCTGGTTGTCTTGAACGAACTTCACCATCTGCCCATAGACTCTAAGCTTGTGCGTGTAATCGCCCGGAATGCCTGATGCTTCTGGCTTGTTAGCCGCAAGAAACGCATTCTGTTCCGCAGCAGGCTTGTCCATGATCCCTGCGAGTTTGTTGCTTGCGTCGTAGAGCGTCTGAAGTTCTTGTCTCTGCTCTGGATCAGTTACGGAACTCATCTTTGGAGCGTTCTCAGACAGCTTGCCGGTAGCCGCAAAGTGGTTCTGTTCATCATTGATAAGCTTCGCATTAGCACGATCAGCGATGTTTCTGTTCTGCTTCTCTAGTGTTTGAGCGGCGCGAGTTACTTGAATCTGCTGCTCAACAGACATGTCATCCCACCATGCGGGTTTCTGCTTCAACTCAGGCGGCTTCTCAACAACATCAACTCCGACATCGTTGCCAGCGATCTTCTTCACATATTGCTGAGTCTCTTGCGGCATACCAGAGAGCCAGTCAGTTCCTCGCGAACCAACCGCAGACATGACACGACTAGCCCCCGCATTGTATGCAGCAAGACCTTTTGCAACGTCGCCATCGAATTCTGAAATCTTTGCTTGTAGGTATGCCTTACCAAGTGCCTTGTTGTACTCAGCATCGTATTTGTACTTTTGCTCATCCCACGGAAGACCCGCCAGTTTTGCTGCTTCAGGAGCAGTTCCAGGCATTACCTGAGCAATCCCAATGGCCCCCTTTGGAGAGGTTATCGGGTTGCCGCCAGAATCAACTTGCTTCTTCCCTGACTCTGCACTAAGAACCTTATCGAATACAGCGTCAAACGGAAGATTGGTTACTGCGCCCTTCACCGATCCAACAAGCGTTCCACGGAAAGCGGGGTCTTGAATGGCCCCTTGTGCTGCCATGAAAGCCATATTTTGAACGGTCTTGGAGAGTTCAGCGCCCATTGCCACATCGTAGCGAGCGTCACCAGACTTCGCGTAGTTTCCTACACCGGCCTCTGAGTCAGTGATTAGCCGGTTCTTCAGTTCCTCATACTTGCCAGGGTCAGCAAAAGATTGCTTGGCTAATCCGTCACCAATCTGCTCACGTTTAACCTTACGATCCCTTACGCTCAGGTCAAGATCGAAAGCCGCAGCCTGATTGGTTGCGCTCGTGGTCATCTTCGTACCATGAAGCGCGATGTACTGTTGAGCAGCCTTGGTCTTGTAGTTCTGCTGCATCTTCGTGAAGTAGTCGGTCATCCCCGCTTTGGTCTGGATAGCTGTAGAGACTCCAGGCGTAGCAGTCTCACGGTCTGCTCTCATCTTCGCATCCCACTCGGCATCTGCTTCTGCGAGTTTGATCTGAGCATCGGAAATCTCTCGCTGCTCTTCGTACTTCGCCATGACATTCAAGCCTTGGCTGATACCTTGGCCGAGGTCATACAGTCCTTGAGCGAACCCCATGTCGGATGCGTCTGCACGACGCCCCATGTCAGCAGAAGGTGCGCCTACCTGACGATCATATTCACGAACGATAGCCATTAACCTTCTCTCCAAAGATTAGCGAATTCAGGTGCAGTTCCAGCAGGATTTGAAGTCTCTGTTCCTTTGAACGGTGCCTCCTTTGCACCAGCACTGCCATAGGCTACGCTTGCACCTTTGAACAAAGAACCGGCAGCACTCAGGTAGCCTGAAGACATGGCGTTGTCTCCGCGAGACTTCTCAAGAGCCGCAGTAGATTCGCTTCCCATCGCACGCAGTTCGCCACCGTAGAGGATGTTCTGTCTGTCCAGTTCAGCATTACGGGCAGATTCTTCCAGCACATCCAGAGCGGAGCCTTCAAGAGATACCCCAGAAGCTGCATACGCGGCCTGCATGGAGCCAATCTTCTTCGCTGAACTCCTACGCTGCATCTCGGCATTTGAAGCGGCCTGCTGCCTTGCTGCGATTGCTTGGTTCTCAGCTACCTTCTGGTTGTACTTGGCAGCAGATTTTTGTTGTTGCGCTTGGCTGACAGCAGATACTGCCGACATTGCTGCGGAAATGTATCCTCCATAAGCAGCCATGAAGGCGGTGACTGGTTCTGCTAGGGCAATGTCGCAAACAAAGAACAGCGATGTTCCAAAGAACATCTTGCTTGAAATAACATCCATTAGAATTTTCATAGCTTCACCATTGCGTATAGCGCACAGTCTCTTTTGTCTGGAGTGAAAGCCTTCATCCTCTCGCACTCCATCTCAAACCCTAGATGCCTTGCCCAGTTATGGGCTTTCTCAAAGTCACAATCAACGTGCATTTCTATTCTGTGGAATGGAGCAGAGGTCAAATATTCCTTGACGCACTTTGTCACTCCAACCATTGTTCTCAAACTAAGGCCATCAGCTATGTAAGCCCATGCCACGCCACGACCATTGTGCATACAAACCGTTCCAGCACAAACCAGAACAACATCTTGGTCAATAATGGAGTAAGACGCTTCTCCTTCCAGCGACTTGAATGTCTCAGAAATTTCCAACCAGTCCATCCCTCCGTTCCTTTCCTGATGAATCATCTGTTTCAGGTGTTCTACTTTGAACGGAACTACTTTCATCATCCTCTATCCTGGGTAACGAGTTGTGGAAACAGGCCAAGCAACGTGAATGGCAGTGGTTGGTCTTGTCTCAGATACACGGTTCCAGACACTTCATAGCCGCCGTTCCAGTTGATCGACTTATCCCCGGTAAATAGCGCCGGAGGATTGTTCATTTCATCTGCCGAAGTACGGAAGGTCATCACATCAAGACCATCTATGCTAGGGCCAAATTTTAACCCCAATGTCTTGTAAAGGCGTAGTCCAAGACGGTGAATTCTCTTGGTTTTGCCCTGTGCTGTACCATCTGCTGCACCAGCCTCAATGTTCAGAGTCTGGAGGTCGGAGTCATACCCGTATCCGACATGAACAACACTCGCGGAACGGTTCAGCGTGACTGATCCACCGCTTACAGTTCTGTCAGGATGTGTCGCACCATCAGCGAGAATCTGAACAGTCTCGCCCTCAAGATGATCCAACCCTGAAATAGTCGTTGCCGGGGTGGAGTCGTAGGTCAATCCACAATCCACAAAGAAGGCATCCGTAGAGTCGTCGCCGTCAAACCTTGGCGTGATGTACTCAATGTAACGTCTGGTCGTTCCGTCAATGGTTCTCTTGACCACAAGCCAAGTTTCATCAGAGGTTCCATCCGGCGTTGGAATCGTAGCGACAGACTCGACTACTGCATTACCACCGTTATAAGAACCACCGAGGATATGTCTGTGCCATCCGACTACATCCTGATCCCGCTCATATGTGAAGCCGATCAACTGACCGTCATTCCTGACAAACCACACAATAGACCAAGGCTCTTGCTGATAGTCGGAGTAGATCAAACCGCTCTCGGAGATATGCTCAGATAGAACGGTCATGTCAGGAGAACGGAAGCCATCAACCTCATAGACGTAGGCAAGTTCTCTTACCTTGCGTCCTGCTCGTTGAACGTAGATAGAGGCTCGTCCTGCTCTCACTGCCTGTACGTTCGCAGACCCGAATGCCGTAGAGCGTTTTGCGGTAACGTTGGTAGGGGTCAAAGCCTGAGATTGGCTACTCGGACGAAGCATCCATTCCCCGCCTACCGTGCCGATCAACAGACCCTTCTCGTCGTCCTGCATCCAGCGGATCACATTCACGTCAGAGGCGTTCAGGGAGAAGGCTACTGCGTTGCTGTCTGCTACAACCCCTGCCGTACTGGTAGTGGCGAAGTTCTCATAGAGACTCGACTGAGAACCATCTACACGTTGAGGATAAGCCGTACATCCAGCGAAGAACAGTCTGTCCTCAAAGAACATGCAGCACGAAGGATATCCGTTCGCTGTTCCATAGACCCCTAGACGCCACTCTGTAACCGCACCTGTACCGCCTAGCGTCGATTTAACCGTTGCCGTAACCACCGTTGAAGAGGTGTAGGCAGTAATGACCAGATATCCCCATGTGGAGGAATGCTTGATCCGTACCAAGCGGCCAACATCGGTACTAACAAACGTTGCAGCACTCGCGGTAAGCGTGACACTTCCCGTAGTAGCCGAAGGAGTAATTGTCGTCGTTGTGGTGTTGGTCGCGAGATAGGGGCCATCAATGAACTCAATTACGGTTAGCGTCCAAGTCGTGTGACCTGTTCTGGAGAGTTTCCTTGGCTCATAGCTCGGATGCGTGATGTACAGGACATCCGCGCTCTGCGTGAATTTCAGTTTCGGGATATCAGCAGTCAGGTACGGAGTCGGAATCTCATAGATCGTTCCAGTCTGAGCGTACCAGTTGGCAGCATCACCGGCGAACGTAGCGCCAGCGGTGTGTGCCGTCTTGCAGTAGTAGGTTGTTCCAGTATTGGTGACTAGCGCACCAACAGCATAGACAGTACCCGTTACCCATGCAGATACACCAGAGGTTTGAATCTGACCCCTGTCCTTGTAGAACCGGAGGTATTGGTTGCCGAGTTCGATGACGTAAGCCTGAGTTACGGAGAACTCAAACGGGATCAATCTGGTGTTCAGAGAACTGGTCTTAACCTCATCAACGAACATTGTTCCTGGGCGACGAGTAACGCCACCCTGAACCAGTGGGATCATGTTCTCGCATGTCTTGAGAGCGTTCGCGTATTTGTCGATACGAACCCTTGCCGCCATCAGAGGCGACATCTCTCCTGCGTTAAAACTGTCCTTGAGCGGAGATGCTTTCATAAGCGACAGGTGATCCAAGTATCTGTTTGTTCAACGGCGGAGATGTTCTCGAAAGCATTCAGCTTACGGGCTTCCCGGATAGCGCGAACGTAGTCATCCCTCGCTGCCTGCCCTTTGCTGTTGCTCTGCGTCAATTGCTCTGCGAGTTCAACGGCAATCTTGGAGGAAAGACATTCGACGAACAGCGAATCAAACTGGTTCGGATCAGTTACGCGATAGATGTAGCGGATTTCTAGAGGAGCGCCATCTTCCGTGAGAATCTTCCGGCCTTCGATCTGCCAGTCGTGCGAGTTGTAATTAACCGACACATCAGGCGGAAGAAGCCTCAGACAGTCCGAAGGCAGCGTATAGGCATACGAGTACCCGAACGCGGGAGCAGTCGCGTCAGCAGCCAAGGAAGCCCGTTTAATGGCAAAGTTCCAAGGGTGTGCGCGAAGCTCTGCATCACGGATAGGATTGAAACAGAGATTGACCGCACGGGCGTTCTCACTATCCTGAGACAGCGAAACAATCCGGTCAGCGCCAAGCTTCTGTAAGGCACGGTTGGCGATATCAACTTCTGAAGCCATATTATCTCCTGCTCTTGCGTCTTGCTATCGTTATCCAGTCAATTATCGCAGCAATTGCGTTGCTTATGTGACCCAGCAAAGACAAATGTTTTGATCCGAAATGCTTCGCCTTAAAATGGTTAAGTGCCATCTACGGTCACACTGCTACGGTTGCCGTCGTTATCAACACTACTGATGACTCTGTTGGTGACTCCATCCAGCCCAACGAAAGTCTCAGTTCCAGTTCCAGCGCCAGAAACCTTTCCGGCAAGGACGGATGCCATCACTCGCAATACTTCTTCTGCGGTCATGCCGTTCTCAATGATTGCCGACCAAGGATTGCCACCTGCTCCTGCGTTAGTCAGAGCATTCCCTGCTGTTCCTGCATCCTGGTAATTGATGAGCAGTGAATTCCATACCGCAGCAGCCAGACCTTCAGGACTCAGTTCCGTGAAGGGCGTAATGTTTCCTTGCAGTTGCCCGGTTGCATAACTGACGAGGGTAGCAGTCGCTTCACCGTCTGCCTGACCTATAGCCCATGCCAGTGCAGAGATAATCGCGTTGTTGGTTGCCACCCCTGCCGCACTACCTGAAAGACCAAGAGCAGCATTCAGGTTCGCACTGGTAGTTGCTTCGCCAAGGGCAGATGCAACCATAGACACAACCAACTGAAGCGTAGCTTCTGCGGTAGGTGTCGTACCTTCAGCGAGACCAGAAATGTTCCTGCCTGCCGCAAGCGACAGAGACAGAGAGCAGTCGCCTTCTGCTTCGTTTGTACTTGAAAGAGAACCTGCCTTGGTTCCCATTCTCCAAGCTATAGGATGTCTTGCGCCGGAAGGAATAGAGGATTTGTTGGTGACTCCAGATACTGCGTGTGTTCCAGAGTCGAAGTTCTTGAACCGCCCACGTTTGTCGAACTGATCCCGCAACGAAGCAGCACCGAAAGCACCGTCAAATCTTGACAGGCCACACAGTTGATGCGAACCGTTGCGGATCAGTGCCATCAGATCAACTCCACCGCTTCAGGAAAGGCTGAAACTTTCTCTCTGTCGATCTCTTTCTGGAGTTCAGACACAAGCATGGCAAGGCGAAAAGAATCGCCCTTCCACTGGCTGAAGTCGTTGATAAGTTCAAGGATTCGCTTATCCATATCAACCACCGTAAGCGTAATCAGCCGAAACAATCAAAGGAGAAGTAGTCGTGGTAGCGCCGGTCTGGAACAGCAGGAATCGCAAGCAAGCACCATCAGGAATCTTGGGCATCGAAGGCAGTTGATTCACAAAATCACGCTCAGACAAGATGCCGGATGCGGGGATAGGAATCTGCCACAACGGCTTTACAAGGTGCAGTACAAGCTGACCAGTACCCGTGTATGCCGTACCACCCGTCAGGGTGAAGTTCTCAATATCCTTGATACCGTCAGCGTAACCAACCGCGAGAGGAATGAACGGAGCGTATCGGGTTGCGGCGTTGCCAGAGTGCGGAATCTGACCAGTGACCGGAGTAGCTGCGAAACCTACAGTCGCGGGAGCAGTACGGCCTGTCGTTCCACCCGTTGATGTGTAGGTGAATACCGTCATGTTAGGGCCACCGGCAGTAGGGGCCACTTCCGTCGAGAAGTAAGCGCGAAGGCCGATACCGTTTGGGTAACGATCTACTTTCGCTGCGGTGTTGGAAATCGGCGTCATGGTGACGGTGCGCGAAGTCGTACCCGTTACGTCAGCGCCAGTGATAGGCACATAACCTACCTGATCCACACACATCAGAATCCAAGGCGCACCAGCAGCAGCAAACACCGAAGCAGAAGCGTTCAGGAAGTGCTTGGTAGCAGTAGATACATCGCCACCGTGATACACCGCACCCTCAGACCATGTGTCATCAGTCGGAACAAAGGTCAGTGACGTACCGGCGTAGGTGCTGGCAGGTACGGAGCCAGTCGCTGTGCCGAGGTCAGTCCAAGTACCTGCAACACCAGCAACTGCCGTAGTCTTTTGGTAATCAATGCGACCATATTTTCCGTTGACGGTGATCTGGTTCAAAAGGTCATCAGTAGACGAAAAGCCCATGTTATCAACTCCAAACTGTTTCTAGTGTGCCGACCAGCGGCGAGGAAGCCAGGGAGCCTGCTACCCCTTGCCCGATTAGTCCGAGGAACGCGCCGTCTTTGATTTCAACGATGCCACCACGAAGGCGCAATGCTTCTTTCTCCACGGCAGCACCGATACCCGCAACGCTTGTAGATTCAAGTGCGATAGTCGTTTCCAACGCTCTTACAAGCACGATGGAACACAAGCCACCGTTAGCGACCGAGAAGTTGGACGAGACAACCGATTTGACCCCTTTAACCCCGGCATTCAGCGGAACGAAAGGATTCAACCCAGCTACTGCGCCTGTCGCATTGACAAGAGCGCCGGATGGTTGTGCAGCACCGCAGTACATGCTTTCTGTGGTGTATTGCACATCGTCAGAACCGATATAGGTAATGGTGAATCGCCCACCACCCACTGTCGGAGACTGAGCAACCACCATCATCTGAACGCCGATTCCGTCTGTGTAGCGCGGAAGACTGACAGTGTTATCCATCGTCTGATCTTCGCCGGCAGCATCCATATCCACGAACGGGTAATACAGAAGATAGTCCAGAAGGATCAGTGGCTGAGTGCTTGCCGTTGCTCCACTGCTCATCACAGACAGACGATGAAGATACTGAGAACTACCAGACCCCATGCGCGGAACGATGATCCCCTTATCCGACTCCAGTACAGCAGAAACCAAAGGGGCAGCAGCGTAGTAGTTTGGAATCGGGTTTCCAGAGGCATACCCGTAGTCGTACCACTGCCCTTGAACGGTAGCCGTGGAAGCAGGAACCTTACGGAACGTGCTTATCCATGACTTGCCGCCATCGAACGCCGCGCCAAGTGTGCGGAAGTTCTTAAACACATTAGTCTTCGGTAATGTCCAGGTCTCCAGCCGCGAACTGTGGCTGAATACCAGACGATACCGCGAGTGAAGAAGTCAGCGCACCGGAGTACAGCAACTTTCCAGCACCGCTTGAATCAGTGCCAACACCGAAGTGGGTCAAGGTTGCACCAGTAACACCGCACTGCGGGAACTGAACCAGGGCAGCATTCGACACCGTAGCACCAGATACCGTCCAACCCCCACCAGTACGAGCAACAGCAACTCGTGCGTAGTTCGTGTATGCGGTTTCGTTGGTGGTCTGGCTACCTGCTTCGCCGGGGTCTGCTGTGTGCAGAGAGACATACAAAGAACCTGCCGTAGCAGAGTTCTGAAGACCGGCAGCATCGCCAATAAGCGTGATGTCGGTATTCAGGAAGATCAGGTTGAGCAGGTCAGTTTCAAAGGTGTTTGACTTGGACATGATTAACCTCCAAGCATCTTGGCTGCTTGTGCCTTGACCTTGGCGATCTTTCCTTCCAGGTCAGCAAGTTCCTTGGCGACTTCTTCCTTCTTCGCGTTCAGATCAGCAATTTCAACCTTGATGGCTTCTGCTTTTGCAGTCGCAGCGCACTGGTTGTCAGTCGCGGCAGAGATGATCTTTGCAGCGTCTTCAGCGGCCTTGTCCAACTTCTCTTCTGCTTTCTGCTTGGCAGTAGCAGCAACCTTCTTCGCTTCGTCCTTGGCACTCAGAACATCTGCTTTGGCAAGCGTCAGTTCTTCCTGTGCTTTCTGGATTTCTGCCTTGAGTGCGCTGAGTTGGGCTTCGGCTTCTTTCCCGGCGTTCTGGATCGAACCGACGCTTTCAAGAGCCTCAGACACTTGTTCCACAGCCTTGAAGCCACGGAGAATCTTGCGGATTTCATCAGCAGCTTGGGTAAGGGTCATGTCGCTCATCGTACACTCCTGCGGCAGCAAATTTGAACAGCGAGGTTTGTAGTACCGTCGCCAGCAGTTACACTCGGACGAATGTAGCGCGGGTTCTCGACAATCAGTTCCATGCCAGCAGCAGTCTTGGTGACGGCAGAGGTCTGAGCATCAGTCAGAGCGAACCAGTTGGAATTGTCGTTGGAACCTTGCAGCGTGATTGATCCGCCAGTACCGAACGTACCAGTAACGGTACAGGTCTTGTCGGCGTAATCAACCAACTCTACGGCAGCGCCGGTATCACCGTTTAGAAGTCCAGACCAGCCAATGACACAGGCTGGAACGCCCGTCTGGAGGTCTGTACGGGTAGCAGAGCGTTCAGCCATGATCTACCCCTTAAGCAATCGGAGAGGTTTCGGTGCTATTCAGATAATCCACAATAGCTTGGAGGCTCAGGATTACATCAAGCTTGTTCGCATAAACGGTGTCATTGATACGCAGTTCAATGGCTTCGCTGGAGGTAGAAGCACCTTCAGTAACCATGTGCGCCATCTGCTCACCCTTAACAACAGAGAGAAAACGATCAGCCATGTTAGGCTCCTTTCAAAAGGAGGGGGCCGAAGCCCCCTTGCCCTTAGATGGTGTAACGAACCTTCAGTGCGATTGCGCCCGTACCAGTCGTGACAGCAGTCGTATCAACCGTTGCACAGACATCGTACTTCGTGCCAGGAGCAGGAGCAGTAGAAACGCCCAGAGCTTGCCACAGCGGCTGCTGTTGCTTGGCGAGGGTGTTGGTCGTCGATTCGTTGGTGACATCGGTCAGAGCGACAGCCGAGGCACAGTCAATGCGGGTAGCAAAGAAGTCCATGTCGATGACAGCGCCGCCGTCAGCATTGGTCTTGTACACACCGATACTGAAGTTGCCAGCGGTTTGAGCAGCCGAAGCGAACGAAACACTATCAACGATAGCGTAAGCGTCGATTTCGCACATACGAATGACGGAAGTGTCCGACAACGCAGCCGGAACCGAGGCGTAGTACCCTTGAACAACACGAAGGATACCAGGAGCGCCAGCACCAGGGTTATTGAAGACACGCGGAGTCGCTTCACGGTTAGTGATCGCGGTTGATTTGAGAGTCAGATCGACAGCCATTTTATTCTCCTAATTAAGCGCGGTACGATTCGATGGCGAAGACGCGATTCTCTTCCAGACGAGTCGCACCAGCAGTCATCTTCGTATAAACCTGCCACGGCTCACCCTGGAGGTCGTTACGGCGCGACACGGAGTTCTGGATGTCATTCCAGATGCCGAGGTGCATACCGGACTTGACCCACACCGGGAGGGTGACTTCGTTGGTGCCAGCCAGCGCGGTTTCGATCAGTTCGCAATGAACCAGATTGAAGCCGAGGAACTGAGTCAGCTTGCCATCAACCAGAACCGGACGGCTGTTGAAATCGGTCGAAACGACCTGGATTTCGTTCAGCAGCGAGGCGTGGTCAGCAGCAGTGATACCGATGTAGCACTCTTCCATATCGAAGTCGATATGACGAGCCATCATCAGTTCGCGAACAGCCTTGATCTTGGCAACGTTCAGTTTCGAGTTCGCACCACCAACAGCTACATCAACTTCGTTGGCAGCAGTGAAGGAAGTCGAGGTAGCACCCGATTCGCCAGTCTTGGCGGTGCCGGTGAATGCGGAGCAGATCAGGCGATCCATCTGGCGACCAGCGGCCATAACGGCGTTCTGGACGTAAGTACTCGACGGGTCGGTAATCAGGCGGAGCTTGTCGAATTCATCGATCAACTGCGGCAGATCGTAATCCAATGGGAAAACCCAACGGCGATCAGCAGCGGCATCAACACGGGTCATCGGGCTGAAGCGGCCAGCAACCGACTGCATTTCAACAGCGCCGAACTGATCCACGGGCGAGGCTTGCTTGCCGGTGTAGGCACCAGTGGTAACGGTGTTGCGGAGTTTGGAACCCTTCTGCTGGAGCAGAAGTTGAATGTTCGTACTGTACTGTTGTACGAAATGGGTAGGCAGATTCGCGGACATGATGTCCTCCTAGAGAGTTATGTTCAAAGTTCGCATCCCTTTGAGGCGGTTGCGTTCCTTGGCGTGTCCTCTCTAGGAGGGGCCGGACACTGTTCTACAAGTCCGTTCAGTACCGGGGCTTTGGCTTCGGGCCAGGTTTCTTTCGGCCTTCCGCTACTAACGTATCCGCAGGAACTTGTGGTTCCACAGCAATGATTTCACTGTATAACAAATTTCCAAGTTTTACAACTTCTTCATGCCTGTTGGCGCTTGAGGGAGAAGTGAGTGCTAACCCCAACTTCATACACTCAAGCTTTAGCTCGGCTTGGGTCATCATTCCGGGTACGCCATACGCATCAGGCGATCCATCTCATTCCGCGCTTCGGCATTACCGTTCATATAGCGGGATACCCATTCCTTGTCCTCACGGAGAGAAGCAAGTTTGGATACTGCCTGGGAAGGAGTCATCGGGCCGGTCTGAGTCGGGCCACTGCCGGAGATGTAACTGGCTTCACCAATCTTCCCGCCGATCTCCACCATCATCTTCATAACACCATCGTAGCCAAGGGCCATCTCAAGGGCGTCGATCTTGTCAGCCGTCAGGCCGATAGAGGCAGCAGCATGTTTGGCGGTAGCGATCTGCTTGTCGTAGGCATGACCCCATTCAGCACGAAGGGCGGCTTCCTGATCACGTGCCTGTTGTTGCTGTGCAGCAGAACCCTTTTCGACGGACTGGGAAATCATTTCCTCGTTCCACTTGATGAGGGCTTCTGCCTGACGCGAGTTCAGGCCAATCTCATGGAACTTGGTACGGGCAGACTCAGCGACATCAGTCGGGAAGCCTTCAGGAACGGGGATGTTGTAGTCCTTCGGGTCATTCGGACGACCAATCTTGTTGTAGAACTGGTCAAGTTCAGTCTTGTCGGCCTTGTCCCAATCAGGGAGTCGGAGGAGTTTGTCGGCTGGAGTGCCGATATACTTTTCCGCATTACGGAATCCCTTGACGAGTTCCGGGATAGCGGCTTTCTCATCCAGCTTAGTGAGGCCACGGTTCTCGAGCCAGCCGGAGGTTTCAGTATCGAAACTGGAATACCAGTTGCCAGAAGCAGGCGCAGCAGAAGATTCAATAGCGCCAGATACAGCGCCGTTCCCGCCATCAGCGGAGGCAATAGCTTCAGTCATGATTTATCCTTTTCGGGAATAGAGCGACCAGAGTTCTTCTTCGGTCAGGTTCAGGTGTTGCTGGAGTCTGAGGAAAACTTCCTTACGCCCCTCCAGCAGAGCGTGAGTTCTTTCATCTACATGAAAAGTAGATTCATTAGCCCTACAGAACTTTGCGAGGTCAGTGAGTACTAACTTCGCATCCCGATTATCCAGATTGAACAGCCGTTTGTAAGCGTTTCTGCGTTGATTCAGAAACTCTCTTGCCTGCTCTAAAAGATTCATCGCGTTCCTGTAGCTTTAACCATTGCGGCCATTGATGGGGCGGCTTCCAGCATCTGCTGTTGAGCCTGTTGCTGCTGACGACCTTCACGCTTGGCATCCACGGACTCCTGAGAGTTCATCCAGGAGGCTGGCATCCCTTGAGCGTCTGCGAGGTCGGGGATCATCGTATCGACGTTGAACCAGTCAAGGCTCGACGGGTCTTGGGTATTCGCCGCAATCTCGGAGGCGTACTGGAACATACGCAGGCCACC